TCTGATTCGCCGGGGCCCTCCGCAACACTTGCAGAGCATGCGGGTTCCTCCCTCACGCCCCGGCTCTTACATCAGGACGCTGTTGGTGGCAGCGTGGGGCGGGTTAGCGTGCCCGCCCCGTACCTGAAAAAGGAAAGACAATGATCATAGCAAGAGCAACGATAGAAGACGGCGGACTGAGCTTGAAGCACCGCCGGGCGTTTGAGGAGAGGGTACAGAAACTCCCAGACGGTGACTACCGCATGATCCTCGAAGAGGAGAGGGAGTACCGGAGCAATCGGTTGAATCGTTTTTATTGGGGCGTGGTCGTTGAGGGGTTCTGTAGAAAATTCGAGGGACACACGAAGGACGAGATGCACGAAGTCTTGAGGTACAAGTTCAACCGGAGGACGGTCACAGACCCCGCGACGGGGGAAGTTTTGGAGTTGGGTATGCCGACACATTCGATGCCCCAGGCGGAGTTCCAGATTTATGTTGATGCCTGTCAGAGATACGGAGACGAACAAGGCGTTGTGTTTGACATGAATTGGGAGGAGGAGGTTTGACCCGCAAACAGGTAGTCAAGAAGCTGGATGCAGAGTTCTCGAAGTTCATCCGCAATCGTGACAAGAGGTGCGTGTTGTGTGGAACGACGGAGAATCTACAATGCGGGCATCTCTTGACCCGCGTGGCGTATTCTACGCGTTGGGATGAGGTCAACTGTCACTGCCAATGCCGCAGTCACAATCTAGAGCACGAATACCGACCCCATGTATTCACGCAGTGGTTTCTGAGGAAGTTCGGTCAGACGCGGTACGACCTGCTGATTTTCAAGCACAACACAACGGCGAAGCTGTCAACAAACGATTTGCTAGCACTCTGGACTCACTACAAACAGAAGAACGGGAGGAAGCCATGAAGATCAAGCTTGTTGTGACAAAGATAGAGCCACACCCGAAGGCGGGGGAGCGCAACTACCAGTCGTATGGGGATGGTGTATTCCCAGACGAAATTGGGACGGAGATTCTTGTTGTCGAACTCACCGAAGAGGAATACGCGGCAGTCAAGAGGGCCGTGTTGGAGGTGAAGCCATGACCTACTCAACCATACCCCTATCCGACCCTCGGTGTCTCCGCCTCGGTCGCTACCGTGACCCCGGGGATGTAGACGATACGGACTGCTGTGAATACTGCGGCGAGCCGTTGGATGACTGTCGCATGGACACATCTGACGGCCTGGTTTGCGACAACTGCCGGATACGCAAGGCAGACTTCTTCGAGGATGACAATGCTGATTGACTTCGAGACAACGCTCCGGGTGAAAGTCAAAGCAGAGGTTGACCCGACATTTCAGACGGCGGACATACTCGAACTGTTGATTGTCGAGTTGACTGACCGTGAGAAGAACACGCTTGAGGGCTTCGCCTTGCACGAGTACCATGTACAGACGAACCAGGTCACGGACAGAGCCAAGAAATTTAGAGAGAGGATCGACAAGAATGGGTGATCGTGTCAGAGGGATACGCTGCCCCGCGTGTGGCATGGAGAAGGTTGAAGAGAAGCGGCTCCATGGTGGTCATTGGTTATGGAATTGCTACAACGGGGAGTGTGACCAGCTCCCCGAACTCAACGGGCATGATCGGAAGTGGGTCAAGAAAATGTGGCTTGCGATGTGTAAAGACGGGAGGAAGAATGCAGACAAAGCTCTTTGACTTCCCGCCTCACGCTCCGTACCAGTGGAACCGTAGCTCTATCGACGGCGCGAAGAAAGCAAATCAATCGAACGCGGAGAGAATCCTTGCTTTTATCCGTGCCTCAGACGGAGCCACGCGGCGGGAGATTTCCGAATCCACCGGACTCCCGATCAACATAGTCACAGGTAGAGTCCGTGAGTTGATGGATCGTAAAGATGTGATGGTTGACGGTACACGGCTCTCGCCCTACGGGGTGAGGGTGGAAATACTCAAAACAGGAGGATGAAATGGTAAAGACACCGTTGTTCCCAGTCTATGAATTTCGACCGTTAGCAGAGATTGCTAGTCGTGGGCTAAAACGGTTTGCTGGCGGGAAATGGATTGACGACGATGGCGAGCACGATCTTGCGTTTATCGGTTTCGTCGGCGCACCGATGGTATACTATATCACCATACCGTACCAACGGAACATCTTGTGGAAGTTTTGTCACGGCGGCAACTGGGGGGCAGTAGTGGATCAGCATCCTCGCGGGAATGCGTGGCACTATATGCTCAGGGATGGAGAACGCGAATGGGGAGGGGCGTGGGGTAGGGAAACGCATGAAAACGAGGTAGTTGGGCGAAAAGCAATGGATGAAACCGCACGGCAATATAGGGGTGCAAATGGTAGTGGTCCCGAGTTCGATTGCAACGATGCCTATATGCGTGACGGTTTGGTGCGGGTGCGTGAAACGCGAGAGATTGTTACCGTCCCCGATCCGTTTGAGTGTATGTACTGTGGCATTATACACCCGCCCTACGGGGTGCAAGTGGAGGTGCTCAAAACGGGAGGAGAAATAGCATGACACTCAAAATCATATGCTGCAAGTGTGGCGAGGAATTTGATGTTGCAGACATCCGCGTACCGGATCGCTTTGATGCTCCGATAGTTGTCCGCGTCTATCCATGTGAAAGATGCGCGGGACATAAGTGTGCCTGCGGAGAGACGTTCGATTCGAGTCTATCACAGTGTAACGAAACAAAGATGTGTGAGTCCTGTTTGGACTCGGTTCAATAAACCCCGTAGAGGTGGGGGGGGGAAATACTCAAAAAGTGGAGGTGTGCCATGAAGCTCGGATGCTGTTACATGTATCCCACTATGTTGCTGTGTGCTAACGCGGCGGATTTTGAAATCCACGAAAATACGCGAGCCGACCCGGATAATTATACCTATACTTGTGGCGAGCATCTGGCGCAGATGTTGGGGACAACTGAAGGTTTCCCGCCCTGTAATTCCTGGACGGTTGAAGAGCTGGGCGAGGAGGTGAAGCAGAATTGGCAAGGCAAGTGAAGAAGCCCAAACCCTGCTTACACCTTGACCGTAAGCTGGTCGGTTACACATCAGAAGGTCGCAGGCCGATATGGCACTGCGAAAAATGCGGTAAGGTGTTCACGGACAAACAAGAGGAGAAGTGACATGAAAGCATTGATGCTGTTGCTGTTGCTCGCCGTACCATTGTACGGTGATGTGAACAAAGAGGCGCAGAAATTCACGCTCACGGTGACGATCACGTACAACGCCGTGACGCTTGAAGAGGCGACGAAGATCGAGGCCCAGGTCAGGCGGAACCATGTGGACGCTTGCAAGGTGATTCTGGACGTGATCCGAGCTGAGGCCGTAGGAACGGGTGCGAGGTTGATATTGGACAGCGTCTCTATCTGTCCCCATCCCTTCAACCTGCTCGTCCGTTAGTTGCCGGATCGGAAAAAATAACTTGACAAGTGTATCCCTTTTTTCGTATATTTCTTGCACTACGCGAAACCAATAGGAGACGGTATGACACATACAACGCTTTATTCGGGTGCTCTGTCTGGGCCGTCTCCTATTCGCGTAGGGCTGGTTCATTCCGGGCACGAGCATCCGGATAAGGCGTTTCTGTTTCCGGGGAGAATTCAATGAACTATTCCGAATATCTCCAGACTCCGACATGGAAGGACTTGCGGCAGAAAGCAATCGCAAGAGCCGGGTCACGCTGTCAGCTTTGCAACTCGCCGAAGAAACTTGAAGTACACCACAGATGCTATCCTAACGAGTTAGGCGCAGAAGAACTCCTCGATCTCACCGTGCTGTGCAAATCATGCCATTTTGTTGTGACTACCGTCATCCAGGGCAAGGGTGTTCCGTCAAAGCACAAGGCAAAGATTCACCGATTGCCGCAGCAGGCAACGTCTGCGCCCGTTAACAAGTCACGCAATTGGACGGCGAAGGATCGGGAGTTGAAGTATCAACGGTGTATGCGAAACGTGCGCCAGTTCGAGAAAGCGGTAGAGAGAGCAATACGAGAAGGAAAGACGGGGGACTATCACCGAAGATTAGTGAAGCGTTGGAAGAAGAGAGCACTACAATATGAGGACCCGGCATGGATGACCACTAGACCAACGGCAGAGGAGATGCCTAAGGTCGGGTAGAGCTCCCATCAATGGGGTAACGACGTAATGCGTCCAAACTTCGGAGAGACACCGTTGGTTCGAGCAAAGCATTTGTTGCACGTTGTATGAGTAAACGGAACATGACCATCCCGCCGGCAGTTCAAACGGGGGTAGGGGGGCGAGCTTCGCAAAAAACGCTCGCTCGGTATTGCGCATACAAAGATACATGAAAGACGAAAAGCAACTGAGTTCATTAAGGGACGGTGTGACTCTTCGCTACTGCGGGGAGATAAAGGCGTACTATGAGAAAGGGAAGAGGTCGGACATGGGGAAAAGACGGATACCGCATGTTTGCCCAGTGTGCAACGGTCATGGGACAGTCTCAAAGCCGGATTATATTGCTGGCGATCAAATGATGTGGACGGGTTCAAGCGTAGCATTATACGAGTGCCGAGCTTGTCGCGGATCGGGAATTGTATGGGACGGCGAGGTTACATCACCCATGAAAACGAAGGAGGAACTATGAAACTGCGTCGGATAGTGATTGAGGGCGAGAACGTTGCGCAGTATTGGCCCGCTGGCATTTCTGATGGGTTGATCATCCCGTGTTTTGGTTGCGGGAAAACCGTTGACTTCGATTTTGTGGTAACAGACGATACTTGGAAGTCTGTCGTGCCACGCGAATACCGGACAGCAGCTCTATGCCTGCGTTGTTTTGATGAGATGGCAACACACAAAGGCATTGAGTGGGTGAAATATGTTGTTTCGGTGCAGTACACGGGCGAGAACAAGACGCTGTATCTTGTGCCCGACAAAATCATTCGATACCAATACGATGGAGATCGTATGGCCGTGCAAGAACGAGACAATGAAACAAGAGCGGTGCCCCACGCAGAGCTTGTCAAGCAGGCCGTGGAACAGTACAACAACTTGGCTCGCGACGCTAATCATTTCAACTCCGTGATTCTCGAAGCCCTGGAGTTCTACCGCAAATGGGGAGATTCACCGTGGAAGGAATATCTATCCTATCAAGAAATGCGGCGTAGGTCGATGGAGAAGGAATCCAAAGATGGGTAAATGGAAATCCGTCCAGCCGGGGGAGAAGATGTTCTGGAACTGCAATCATCCTATCAGGTTGGTGTGTTGCGATTGTGGCCTTGTTCACATATTCAAGATCGCTAAAGGCATGAGGCGCGGTTTCATCCTCGTCCAGGCGTGGCGGGACAACAGAGCAACGGCAGCTCGCCGTCGGCATAGGTCGAAAAGATTCAGGCGTGCGATAACAGAGGAACCGTGAAATGCCAAGAGCAAGAATAGCGCACTACGAAATGTGCAAGGTGTTCAAGAGTTTGTACGAGGAGAAGTTCAGCGGGTTCTACTGCATCACTCCGGTGGATGCGAAAGTAGCGCATGAGTTCTGGGTCTTGAATGGTGAGCTTGCAGAGGAGCAGATGAGACCCCACGCGATGAACTACTTTGCCGATGAGTTCGAGGGATGGAGCGAGCGTCGGTGGCCTGCCTGGCTATTCTTCAAGCACTTCAATTCGTTCGCTCCGAGGATTGAGAAGCCGACGGTGAAGGTTGGTCAGCATACACATGAGTTGGTGATCCACTGCACCCGTTGCAACCGTAACCACAGAGCGAATGAGGATTGTGAATGATCTTGCATGGTGACGCATTAATGATGCTCAAAACTCTACCCGATGAATCGGTGCAGTGTTGTGTGACCAGCCCGCCGTACTGGGGACTACGGGATTACGGCGTTCCAGGTCAGCTCGGCCTGGAGAAAACGCCGGAGGAGTACGTTGCCAAGTTGGTAGATGTCTTTCGTGAAGTCCGGCGCGTCCTGCGGAGTGACGGAGTGTTGTGGCTGAATTTGGGGGATAGCTACGCCACAGACTTGAAGGGTGGCCCGAAATCGAAACCCGGCGATAAGTCATATACAAACAAAGGGACGCTCGGCATTGATCCCATTAAACAACAGCATGGACTGAAACCCAAAGACCTTGTTGGTATCCCGTGGCGTGTTGCTTTCGCCCTTCAAGCAGACGGATGGTGGCTCCGTCAGGACATCATTTGGGCGAAGCCGAACCCGATGCCGGAGTCAGTCACCGATCGTTGCACAAAGAGCCATGAGTACATATTCCTGCTGAGTAAGAGTGCGCGGTATTACTACGACGCGAAAGCGGTGCAGGAAGAAGCGCAAACACCGTTTTCAAGTGGCGGGCTATCTCGGGGCGAGAGAAGCGAAGACACACACATGATAAGTGGTGAGAACCACAGTGGTCCAGGTTTCGTGACGGGCACACATCGGAACCGCAGAAGCGTGTGGCATCTATCAACCAAGCCTTTCTCCGGCGCACACTTCGCAACCTTCCCGCCCGAGATTCCAGAAATATGTATCAAGGCAGGAAGCAAAGAAGGCGATACGATCCTTGATCCCTTCGCCGGAAGCGGTACAACACTGGAAGTGGCTGAGAGATTGGGCCGGAAGTCAATCGGTATCGAACTCAACGAGAAGGACATCAGGAAATTCATAGAGCCGCGCCTTGCGAACATTGATCCATTGTTCAAGCAAGAACCCGGCTGCACCCGTTGCAACAGAAACCACAGAGCAGACGGAGATTGTGAAACATCTTGATCTTTTTTCCGGTATCGGTGGTTTTGCGCTTGCATCCTCTTGGGTGTGGGGTGATGAATATGAGAACGTAGGACACTCGGAGGTTGAGCCGTATGCCTGCAAAGTCTACCACAGGCACTTTCCAGAATCGGAGTGCTTAGGTGACATCACGAAAATCAAGTGGACGGAAGGACAAGCCGACCTTATCACGGGAGGATTCCCCTGCCAGCCACATTCAGTCGCGGGGAAAAGGAAGGCGTCGGCAGACAGCCGGGATCTTTGGGGTGAATGTGCGAGAGCCGTTCGCATGGTACGACCCCGATACGCCGTATTTGAGAACGTCCCAGGGCTCCTTGTTTCAGAGGGAGGGCGATTCTTCAACCGAGTTTTGCATGACCTGGCCGAGATCGGGTATGATGCGGAGTGGTATACTGTCGGGGCTTGGCAGGTTGGTGCTAGCCACAAAAGGGACCGCATCTGGATTGTGGCCTACTCCCGTAGCGAACGACGACAACAAATCCGTCGAAGCGCATCTGGCGATGAAGGCGCGGATGAAAGGTGGACCACGACACACAATCACATCGCTACAGGTTGCGGCAAAGCAATTCGCCACCCCCCAATCGCGGGACTTCCGGACTGGTCAGGCGGAGAGATGGGACAACCCTGGCCGGTCACGGAATTTGAACGACCAGATGGCAAAGAAGGTGGCGATGTTCAGAACCCCGACCGTAGCGGAAGCAAAGAATCAGGAGTGCAGCAATCAGGTGTATCTGCAAAACCAGGTGGGAGCAAACAAGGGCAACGGGAAATTGAGCGTGTCTTTTGTCGAATGGCTAATGGGCTATCCTCTCCGATGGTCGGCACCCTTCCAGTTATCAATCGTGTGGACCGACTTAAAGGACTCGGAAACGCAATCGTCCCCCAAGTAACATACGTGATTCTTGATGCAATCCGAAGGGCAGACACCATGACCCCTTGCAACAGAAACCACAGAGCAGACGGAGACTGTGAATGACGGAGGTTGAAGTACAAAATCTGGTTTGGCGGGAGTACGCAACGAGCAGCAACCTCGTTGTCATTCCATGCTCCAACGTCCTTGGGTGGGAGGCGGATATGTTGGTCGTAACGCGGGCACTCTTGGCGCATGAGTTTGAAATCAAATTGACGCGGGCGGATTTCCGGGCGGACATGGGCAAAGAGAAGTGGGCGCATTTTCAGGCGTTCCGGGCAGGAAGCATGGTGTTGCAGGTGGACCGATATGGGTTTAGTGCGCGCGTGCTTCGTCCAGCGAACTATTTTTGGTATGTCTGCCCGCCGGACCTCTTGGTGACTGCCGATGTGCCGACCTTTGCTGGTTTGGCCTATGCGACAAGAGACGGATTGCGGACGATGAAAAAGCCGGAGCGATTACACAGGGAGAAGCTGTCACAATCTCAGGTGATGCAAATTACCCGTGCTATGAGTTTTCGGTACTGGCAAAGGCGTAACCGCAGAGCGGACGGAGATTGTCACACACAAACAACAGGAGACACACAATGATACAACTCGGATCGTATGTGCGCGATAAAATCACGGGGATAGAGGGCTATGTAATGGGCAGGACCGAATACCTCACTGGGTGCGCCCACGCAGGCATTCAGCGACCCGGTCTGTCGAAGGACGGCAAGACGTTTGAGTGGGAGTGGGTGGATGAAACCCGAGTGGATCTCGTCAAGGGCAAGAAGCCGGTGCGGTTGAATGTTCAGGCTCAACAACGATCTGATCGAGCGGGTGGACCAGCACCTAACGCGCCGCAACTGTAACGGGCTCAGTCTGCCACAGAGCAGACCAACAATGCGGGGAGGTGAGATGAGATTCTGGCGTTGGAGCAAAGAATACCATGAGATGAAGCGCAAAGCATTCTGGCGTTCTGAGGAATTGCTTGCACAGAATACCGGATATTCTCTTGCACTAATGTTTGGGGCGAAAGACGAAGGAAATTGCAGGTTCATGGTGTCGTGGACAGCCCGAAACGCCAAAAGGATGGAGCGAGTCTCACAAGGGAAGAAGCCGTTTGGGATCGGCAAGAAGTGAGGTGTGGCTGCCTGCAACCGTAACTACAGAGATGAACGGAAAGATTGGCGAAAAACGGAGGTACACAATGAAGGATAAGCAAGCGTTTGGGATTAACGAGCGCGGATTCACGTTCAAAGCGTGGTACTGCACAGACAATGATGGAGACGCGATCATTGAGGTTTGGTGCAATGAGATACTCGTTCGAGAGTTCCTGTATCCAGCGTACAAAATCTGGAATATCGCTGCACACGTTTCTGACATCATTGATGGAGAATTGTCAAAGACAGATACCGAACGTGGCTATCGAATCGCTGGAGACATGATGCTTGTTGGAGGATGCGTTATGCCACGACCAATTCCTGGGGAGAACCGATGAACAGAAAGAGGGATGAACTGAAGAGTGGTTCTAACAATGACTGAATGCTGGTGATCCACAGTGTACCCGCTCGAACCGTAACCACAGAGCAGACGGAGATTACAAATGAGCAGACCAACAATGCGGGGAGAAGCCATGAGTGAGATGCTGGATATAGAGGAATTGCGAAATAACCCGACACGATTACTGGGGATTGTTTCGCAGTTGTCGTTTGATGCAAAGTTTGAACGTAGTCTCCGAGCCAGCGCCGAAGGAGAAGTCAACCGTCTCGCCACCGAGAACGCCTCCCTTACCCGCGAGAGGGATGAACTGAAGCACAAAACGAGGACACCCGATAGGGTCGAGAATTTCGTAAACTCATTCACCTCAGTTGATGCCGAGGGTTATCAGTATATGACGCGAGACGACTATCGGCGGTTTCTGTCCGCAATTCACGAAGAACAAGACTTGTTTTCTGACCAACAATGCGAGGAGGTGAGATGAAAAAATTTGAAATGAGGTTCGGGGCGTTTGTGCCAACCCTCGCTGCCCAGATTGAACAGCAGGGGTTCAAACTCAGACGGATCGATGTGGCTCACCACCAACGCGATGTCGATGCAGTTACGCGGCTTGCCGTTCGTGGCATCTTGTCCGAGGCAGAATCTCGAAGGGCGCGACAACGCCTGGTGAATCGGATAGCGAAAACCGTTAAGCCGTTGAACCACAAACCAGATCAACAATGCGAGGAGATGAGATGAATGACGAACGTCCCAGAATTGTCTGTTTATGTGGGTCGACTCGATTCTATGAGACGTGGCAGCGAGTGAATTACGAGGAAACGTGCGCCGGGAGGATCGTCTTGGCGGTTGGCTTTTATCCTCATTCGCAGAATCAGGCTCATGGAGAGACAGTAGGCACGGATCCGGCCCTAAAGATTCGGCTTGACGAATTGCACAAGCGCAAGATCGACCTTGCGGACGAAGTGCTTGTGTTGAACGTTGGCGGGTATGTAGGCGACAGTACGAAATCCGAAATACGCTACGCCATTGAGTACGGTAAACCAGTCCGCTGGCTCGAACCCGATAAGGCGTGGAGCCCTACCGACCAACAATGCGAGGAGAAGCCATGAGTGAGATGCCGGAGAGTGTGAGTCGCAGCGAGGCAGCTGGCAGGCAGATTCAAGATTCCGTGAGGGCGATCAACTACGGGACACCAGTGCCGCTTGACCTCGACGGTGTCGTGGAAAAGCTACTCTTCTATTTCACGATACTCTACACAGGGCCTTCATGGGGCGGCGACACCCGGACATCGGAGGGGTGGCACCAGAAGAAGGAGGCGCTTCGCTTGATGTTCCGGTCTCGCCTGGCCCCAACCTTTGAAGCTCACGAAGCGATCAGGGTCGCCGAGGTTGAATCCCTCACCGCCGAGTGTGATGCTTTGCAGAGGGAGTTGGGAAAGATGAGGGCGGCAAATGTCGTGTACCGAGGGAGGGGCGATACCCGAGAGATAGATGAACCGAGAGAGGAAATCGAACGCCTGAACAAGACCGTCGAAGCCCTCACGAACGACAACGCCAGACTTCTGCTCCAGATCAATCAGATGGGGGAGGCGAGGAGGTGACGATCTATTACGCCTTCAACGCCCTTCTCGTTCTCGCTGCCGGTGCGGCTCTTTGGTACACTCTCTCAGAGAGGCGCAAATGAGAGTCTGCGTAGTTGCTCCGATGCTTAACGAAATCCGATTCGTTCGGGCGTGGTGCCAGAACGTCAAAAGATACGCGGACGATGTTGTGGTGATAGATACCGGCTCAACGGACGGGACCGTTGCTGTTTTGATGGAAGAGGGCATACAGGTCAAGAAGGTACTTGTGTTTTCTCCCTATGTCTGGCCGGAGGCAGCGATTAGGAATACTTTTGATCTCTACACGGACTGTGAGTGGATAGTCTACCAGGACGCAGACGAGCTTGTGGGGGATGAGTTTGTAAATGATTTGAAGCGGCTACGGGAAACGCGACTACCCTTTGTGAGGTTCCCACAGCTACCGTTTTGGGGTGGACCCGATAGACTCAGGGCGAGGACTCTGAGGACTTTTGACGATTGGCGACATTGGTATCCCAATAATACGAAGGTCAAGATGTATCGCCGGGGAGTCTGTTCCTGGGCTGGGGGGCATGAATCAAGCGGGTGCAACCCATATCTCAGATACCGTAAACTTGGAAAGTGGTCGCAGAGGATTTGCTATTACTCGCAGGCTCCGCTTTACCATTACCACTATGCTTTCCCGATGAAGCCGGGGGATCTCCGAAGAGGGGATACCGAAGCCGTGACTAAGCCATTCACGGGGACGCACCCGAAAGAGGCATACATGATCGAAGGGCTGTTCAAATGAAACTACCGAGAGCCGGGGAGTTAGTAAGTAGGTTTTTCCGCATTGCTCGGTACATGACTCTGGTTTCTCTGCCGGCGACCCTTTTGACATTCGTGAAGGTCTACGGGTACAGGTGGTGGATGATCCTTGTCTTTACCCCGATTTTTCTTATTGCCTGGTGGATTGACCCAAAACTTCACCGGGGAGAGGTTGAGTATTCAAACCGGAACAACGAAGAATGGCGGAAGTACCTAGAGGAGTGGCAGAAACACAGGAAGGAAATCGAAGAACTTCTGAGACTTTTACGATCAAAGGAGGTCAAGTGAACGCAATCCAACGCCTGCGCCGCGACGTTGCGGAAAGACTCAAGCAGAGAGAAACGCTGTTCGTCATTGACATCATCAACGCTTGCTCTCTTCGGTGTCCTTCATGCCCGATAGCAGCTTACCCCCCACGGAAGGGGAAGATGGCCATTGAGTTATTCCGGGCCATTCTAGACAAGGCCCAGCGGGAAGCGAAAATCTCTCATATCCAAATGTACTCGTTTTCCGATGCCTGTCTGCATCCTGCTTTACATCTGTTCATCCGAGAGGCAACCAGCAGGGGGATAGGAACCTATCTTTCGACCATGCTTCAACGGACGATGTGCGACTTCGCAAAGGTGATTGACGCAAGACCCACGGAGTTCCGCGTTTCATTCCCCGGCTGGAAGAAGATGAGCTACTATCAACGGGGTGCGGACCCAGAGAGGTTCGACAAGACCTTTGCGGAGGTGATGAAGCTACCGCGCCACAAAGAGACCTTGTGGTCAATGGTTTTCCATTGGTACAAGGACAACCTCGACGAGTTTCCTGCGGTGAAGAAGTTGGCCGAGGACAATGGGCTGAAGCTTGTTGTCATTCCGGCGATCTTCATGGTCCCGGAGAAGATCGTATCAGGTGAGTACACGCAACAGGACAAGGAACTCATCTCCCGGCTGCTCGAAACGCCGGAGGAGTGTATCGCCGGGATGCGAAAGCGAACAACAGATTACTGCCAGTGTTGGGATCAAATCACCATAGACGCACAGGGGGATGTGATGTTATGTCAGTTGGTTTTCGAGGAGAGGTTCAAGCTCATGCCGTTCCTCGGTCATCCCTTGCCGGAGATTCGCAAGGCGATTCGTTCTCACTCCTTTTGCTCGGGGTGTCTTGCGAAAGGCATTAATGCGTACAATGAACTCTACGCTGATTTCACGGTGTCGGATGACCCGATAGGGGACATGGATAAGTTCCACAAAAAGGAAAGGTTCCTACCCCGATGATCCGCGTCCTGGTTGAAGATCAGTCTCGGATGGGAGATGTGCTGATGTCAACTCCGGCATACGTCGCGGTGCTTGAACACTTTCCTCATGCGGAACTTCTTACGCTTCCCTGTTCGGCTGAGATCGGCAGGCGGTTTTTCCGTATAGTCCACACTTCATGGGCAACGGTCGGGAGGCCGGATATATGTGTAACCTTCCACGTCAACCGCAGCACGAACCTGGAGATGTTCCTTCGGGGAATTCCCGTGCGTATAGGTTACTGCTTCCCCCGCAAGGGTTTCGCTTTGAACGTGGCGAAGCTCTGCCTCAGTATCCGCGTTGAGACGGAGGGGCAGATGTTCACGGACAGATACCGCGTGGATGAAGTCTGTGATTTGCTAGAGAAAGCGTTTGGCTGGACAATCACTCAAAGGGAGACGAGCATCTAATGCACTACTGGACCGAATACGCGATCCGAAGGACACCCGAAAAACTCTCGTCCGTTCTTGATGTTGGCATAGGTCATTGTGAACCCGCCATGCAGCTCATGCTCATGCGCGAGGTCAAGAATCTTGTCGGGGTAGAGTATTTCGGGCCGTATGCAAAGCGGAAACTTGCCGGGCTGTACGACAAGATTCTCCTCGGAGAAGCCCGGGAGATTCTGCCCACCCTTCCGGCGAAGTCGTTTGATCTTGTCATGGCATTTTTCATCCTTGAGCATCTTGAACGGGGAGAGGTCGCCCAGGTGATCGGACAGCTTGAGCACGTCGGTAAGTTTGTTATCGTTACGAGCCACAACAAATTCTTCCCGGGGTCTGCGGCTGACGGGAACGAACGCCAGCGTCACAAATGCTTGGTTCGTTCGCGTGAGATGGAAGAGCGGGGGTATAAGACCCGTGGACTCGACTTTGCGCGGTTCCCGCCGATCTGGACGCTTACGAGATTATTTCCGCGCCTGAATACTGATTGGTTGGCATGGAAGGCTGTGCCGTGAGAGCCGTATTCCACATAACACCCGATTCAAACCGTGCGGAGCGGTGTTGGGACAAATTCCCAGAACTGGCAGCGTGGCTTGTCCTTGAGTGTGGCGCAACGGTCTATGTGGTCGGGACTCCGGGGGAGATTGCTGATGACTTCATGGCTAAGACCGAGGCGATACGCGGGAGCGTCATAGACTTGAGTGGACAGACCACGTTGACCGATCTGGTTTCAATCGTTCGCGATTGCGACTTGCTGGTTTGTATCAACTCCTTTGTGATGCACCTGGGGGTCACGTTAGGGGTCAAGATGTTTGCGATTGTCGGGGCGACCGATCCCAAAGTCATTCTTCCGCCTGGTGTCCCTCACGCCTATTCTTTGTACGCGAAAGACATTCCACTCGAAACCGTCATGGAAGGCATACGATGATCTCCGTCATTATTCCGTCACGCGATCCTGTCCCGTTGCCAGTTTTCCCGCCGTGGATTGAAGCCCTGAATCCTCACGGCGGGCACTTCGTTGAAAACTGTCGTGAGGGATTCAGAAGGTCCAGGTGGAGATACATTCTCTACCTGAACGACGATGCCATCATCACCTCACGCAGTATTGGGATGTTGGCTGACTACCTTGACATCCATCCCGACGTTGCTATTGTCGGTCCGCACATTTCCCCGGGCCTGAGTTACGGAAGAGAAGCCTCGCTCTTCAATGCGCTTTGTGACTTCCTCCGCTTGCCAGTTTTGTTCCCTTCTCTCTCTCGTGCTCAAGAAGGGAATCGCAAAGAACACGATGTTGATTACGTTTCTGGGGCATGTCTCATGGCAAGGCGCGAGTTTGCCGACTTCTCCCCGGAGTTCACCGCGTTCTACGAGGACGTAGACCTTTGCAAACGCGCTAGGGTATTGGGGCGCAGAGTGGTCTACTGCCCTCACGTATCCGTTTATCACGAAGGAGGGGCGAGTTACAAAGGCGCGGAGAAGGAGCGTCTGATGCACGACGGATTAGTTACGTTCTTGAACAAGTGGCACGGGCCTTTATATGCGGCTCTCACTGTTTGGCTCTACGAACATCGGCTGTTCGCTCGAAGGAAGGTGAAATGAACGCTGAACTGAAGCCCTGGGTGAAGTACCTAAAGGACACGGCACCGGAGATGTTCAAGGAATGCGTTGATAGCCTGGAGGCAACGCGGCAAAGCAAAGACCTCGAGGCCAAATTGCTTAGGGAGAAAATCATTGATCTAAAATTGGAGTTGCGGGAGCTGTGGGAGTTCTTCGATGCGCTGAGCGGGTTAATTGAGCGATCTACCGAGAGGAGAGAGAAATGACCTGCCAGTACTGCCAGAGACAAATGACCCGCCGGGATGCTGTAGGTTCCTACGCGGATGAAGACCGGACCTACAGTTGCAGGTGGTGTTACGAAACGATCCTCAGGGAGAGGATTGAGAGGATTCACTCGCTTCCCTACTACCTCCAGCCCGAGACGGTGGAAGAGCGTGCCCGGCTAAGCGTGATCGAGAATCGTCTGTGGTGGGTCGTGAACAAAAAAAAGTGCTTGCGTTGATACCCCTTATTTGTATATTATGGGGTTGGTGACGTAGGCCAACGTTACCCGGTTGACATAGGCAATTGGATTCACTCAGCCCGTCCCTCGAGGGGAGACGGGCTTTTTCGTTTATGGGCCGGTAGGAACCGGAAGGGAGCGACACTGTCTGACAAACGGCTGCCCGTTCCGTGGCCGGCCCTGATTCCCCACCCTTGAAAGGAGTCTTCAATGATCGCAGTATTCACATCCCGCAAAGAGGCCGAACGGCTAGCGAAACTCATCGGCGGTACGGTCGTTGAACTCATTGAAAAACCCTCAAATCCTGCCGAATAGGAAGCGTTAAGTGCTTGGAAGCGAAATAAAGGGGGGTTCGGTTGGCTGACTGGCAGAACCGCATAGTCGGGTATGGGGCGGAACCACCGTGGGCACTGAAGGCAAACCCGAAGAACTGGCGCAAGCATCCGCGCCATCAGGCAAGTGCATTAAGCGGGGTGTTATTCGAAGTCGGAATAGTGCAGAACGTTATTGTCAACAAAACCACCGGCAATCTTGTCGATGGCCATTTGCGCGTTGAACTCGCGCTGAAGTCAAAGCAATCATCTATACCAGTAACTTACGTTGAACTCTCCCTCACAGAAGAGGCAGAAATTCTCGCGACCCTCGATCCGGTTTCCGCGCTGGCGACATCAGACAAGGTGAGGCTAGAAGATTTGCTCGCTAGCATCAAAAGTTCTGACGATGCGGTGAACAATCTTCTGCGTGATGTCGCGGTCAAGTCGGGCATCAAGATCGACGGGGAGATCGATGAAGATGAGGTCCCCGAACCACCCCAAGAGCCGAAGACGGTCAGGGGTGATTTGTATGAGATTGGCAGGCATCGGTTATTGTGTGGGGATTCGACGAATAGTGATGACGTGGCGAAACTTCTGGGGGGCGCGTCACCCCACCTAATGGTTACCGATCCTCCTTATGGGGTGGAGTACGATCCCCACTGGCGCGCAGAGGCGGGCGTGAATAAGAGCATTCGGAAGATGGGGTTGGTTGCAAACGATAATCGTGTGGACTGGAGCGCAGCGTATGCGTTGTTTCCGTCGACCGTTGCCTACGTTTGGCATGCCGGTCAGCATGCCAGCGAAGTACAGAAATCGCTGAACGATGCTGGGTACGGTATCGTGTGCCAGATTATATGGGCAAAGGATCGGTTTGCCCTTTCTCGCGGAGATTACCATTGGCAACATGAGCCCTGTTGGTACGCAGTACGGAACGGCAGTAATCACTCCTGGACAGCAGGCAGGGACCAGTCGACGCTCTGGAGGGTTAATCGCGCCGACGATGCTGGACACGGCCACGGGACCCAGAAGCCGGTAGAATGTATGGCTCGTCCCATTAGGAACAATTCGAGCGAAGGGCAGGCTGTTTGTGATCCGTTTCTCGGTTCAGGTACGACCCTCATCGCCGCAGAACAGCTCCATCGCGCTTGTTACGGCATGGGAATAGATCCAAAGTATTGCGATGTGATTGTTTCGAGATGGGTAAAGTTCACGAATGGCAAGGTAAAGAGAAACGGTGAAGAGATTGAGTGGGACGCCCAAGGCTAAACATAGACCCGGCCCAAATCGAGGCTCTAGCGAAAATCGGATGCACGGTTTCCGAAATGGCAGCATTTCTAGACTGCGGCAAAAGAACGCTGGAAAGGCGATATGGCGCAGTCATAGAAAAGGGTCGGGAGGGGATGAAACTGTCCTTGCGTCGGATGCAGTACCAGACGGCGGACAAGGGCAACGTGGCTATGCAGATTTGGCTGGGCAAGCAGTACTTGGGGCAGAGAGAGCCGAGAGATAATGTCATTGACACAATCAACACAAGAGAGGTTGCGCGACAGTTCGCGCAGATGGTTCACGCCACCGAACAGGGTCTTAGAGCATCCGGTGATCCGGAGCTACAGGAACTCAAGCCAGAGATTCGTGACGGTTCACGCGGGCCGGAGGAGTTACAAGACGGAGTACGGGAAGCGCCGGATAATCAAAGCGGGGATGTGTGATCCTGGAGTCAATCTGTTCATCGGTGCGCCGACCCGTGAGCAGGCGAAGCGCGTGTTTTGGCCGGACATCAAGCTGCTCGCAGGTCCGACCATATCAGATAAATCAGAGAGCGAGTTGTGGATTGAGCTTATCACCGGGTCAAGGATACACTGTATTGGGTTTGACAAACCAGAGAGGTTTGACGGTTCGGTATGGCACGGCGGGATTTTAGACGAATACGCGGACATGAAGCCCGAGGTTTGGGGAGAGCATGTTTACCCGGCCCTGATAGATACCGGGGGTTGGTGCTGGTTCATCGGTGTGCCCGCGGGGATGAATCACTTTTACGATCTCATTCAATCGGCAAAAGAACGCAACGATGAGGACTGGGTTGACTACTGCTGGCACTCGGCTGACGTTATCGACCCCGCAGAAGTCGAACGGGCAAAGGCAACGATGGACCCGAGGACGTTCAGACAAGAGCTTGAGGGATCGTTTGAATCGTACGAAGGGCGTGCTTTTGCTTACTATAACCCTGCCTCTCATCGCGGTGCTATCAGTTTTGACCGCAGCCATCCTTTGTGCGTTGCTTGCGATTTCAACCTTGATCCTTGCATTTGGCTACTGGGTCAGGACGTTCGGGGCAAGATTCGGGTTGTGGGGGAAATCGTCCAACGAAGGACGGACATATTCCGCATGTGCGTTGAACTCTGGAAGCGATACGAAACACTGGGAGGAGGAAAGCTCATATTCTACGGAGATTATCAACACGGAACAGCCAGAAGCGTTTCTGCTGTATCAAGTTCTTGGGGGATCCTTCGTGGTGAGTTCCCACGGGCAGAGTTCAGGATCAAACCAAACCCGAGGATCATCGACGGCATCAATTCTGTCAACGCAAAACTGAGAAACGCCAAGGGCGAGACGGCACTTATTATCGATCCATCGGCAGTTGAGTTGCATAAGGACTTGAATCAGGTGAGCACACAAGACATCCTTGATAGGACGGAGGGGAGTGGCCGGGGCCATGCGTCGTCATGCCTTCGGTACTGGATGCACTACGAATACCCGATCATCACCGGTGGCAAGTTGGAGGTCATGTAATGGCACGAGCAGCGTTCACGCCGCTATTTCAGCCGCAGGTCAAGGACACTTTGAAGATCGTCTTTGAAGAGGCGCAGGCAAAGTCTTTTGACCTTCTCCTGGAACGTCGGCAAGAGTGCATGGACTACTACCACAACGAGATTCAGGCGCAGGACGGCGGGGACGATAACTACCTGAAGAATTATTCAGGGTATGTTGGTAGAGACGGAAAGATCACGTACAAAAACTTCCTCCTCCTAGAACACGCAAACCTTACCGAGCGGGTGATTGACCTGAAGAGCCGGACGTTCCGGGAGCAGCCCATCAGGCTCATTGACGGCGAGGAGGCGGTGAACTACACCGAGGCGCTTGAAGCCTCCCGGTGGTTCGCCATGTCGAAGCGTGTTGAGGCATACATGAATCTTCTCCATGACGTAGCCGTGGGAGTGTTTTACGACAAGGTGAAGAAACGCCTCAGTTATCTGCTTGTGCCGGAGTATTACCCGGTGTTTGACGAGAACGACCCCCTACAGATTGACCCGGTGGCGATTGTCTACCCTACCGCTAAACGTGATGATATTGGTTCGGTCGTTTACGCCTATTACGATATGGCGCGTCACGCGGAGCTGACGAACGACGGGAAGATCATGCTCGAAGAGCCGAACACTTACGGGGTGTTCAACTTCTTCTTCCCGCACAGGAAGGTTCCCATCATCAATCACTTCTCGACCCCTGCTGTTGATTTGGTAGATGCTAACCGGGCGATTGACGCGGCGATTACAGCGTTGAATCAGAACCTGCACTACAACGGATTCAAGCAGATGGTCATTACGGGGGACGTAGCCGAAAGCAATCAGACGGGGGTTGAGGTCCAGTTCGCACTTGGGAATGCTCAGGTCATTACGTTAAAGCCCAGCATGACCGGAGACGGTCCGCAGCCGGGGGTTGACGTGATTGATATGAGTGTAGACTACACTTCGCACATCAACGCCATTCAAGCGAAGATGAGACACGTGTTTGAGTCCTACAATCTTTCAGGCCAGTACAAGATCGAAGGGGATGCAGCCTCGGGGTATTCGGTCGATTTACAGAACGCCAAAGACTACGAGGACCGGAGAGACAGGTATGATGTTATCGCTGACTACATCGAGCATCCATTGCATACGATTGTGAGCGCAATCGGGGCGAAGTTCGGCATCGGGGTTGAGCAGGGAGAATTGACAATAGACTTCGCAGAGCCGAAGTCCGAGCAGAACATCCCGGACAGGATTGCATGGCAGAAATACTTGATTGAGACAAAGCAAAAGACTGTCCCTGAGATCATGGTTGAGAACAATGCGGAGTTGACGCTCGAAGACGCAGAGAAGCGGTACATGGAGAATCTTGAGAAGTTCAAAGCGGTGTCAGATATACTGACACCCGAAGAATTGCGCGACACAAACGAGCCGGACGGCTCACAATCACAACTAGGAGATACGCCGGATGGCGGAACTACAGGAACACGATGAAGTGGCGGCCTTGAATGCGGGAATCGGACGCAACTCGGCTGTCCGTCGAGAGGCACGGGTCAAGCAGGTACTTGAAGAGATCAATGCCAAGCTCGACACAATACTCGCCCGGATGGGCGGCGAAGTCAAACAAACAAAGGCAAAGTAATGTCAGAAGACAATGGTGGGGCGGCGGTAGCCGCAAACGCGGGGGCCGCGGCAGCGGCTGACAGCAAGGCCGCAGCAGCGGCAGCGGGTAAAGAGGAAACCTACTCAGCAGAGTTTGTAGCCAAAATACTCGCCGAGAAAAAAGACATGCAAAACAAGCTCAGGCTACGCGAAGAGGCGGAACGCAAGGCGGAAGAAGAGAAGTTGAAGGAAGCCGGAAAGCTCCAGGAACTTCTCGCGGCGAAGGAAAAAGAGATCGAAGCCTTAGGTGGGCTCAAGGGCGAGATCGAGAAGTACCGGGCGGCTGAAGAGGCCAGGCGTGAAAAGCTCCTGAAGGAACTCCCGAAGGAGAAGCGCGAACTCTACGGCTCGGTATCAATCGAAGTCCTTGAGGACCTGGTTGCGTCTCTCAGCTCTGCCGATCCAACCAAGCGATCCAAGCCGGGGCCAAGCGATGCGGACAAATCATTCGATGAGATGACGCAGGAAGAGCGTGTGGCCCTGAAGATTGCAAGCCCTGAGCGATACCAGAAACTCTACCGTGAATGGTACAAGAAGAAAAACGGGGTCTACCCGCCATTCGCGTGAGAAAGGATTGAAGCATGGCAGCTACAGTCTATACCGGTGTAAACTACCGGACAGTCCAGGCGGATCACGTCGCAGCCGAAATGCCCTCAAAGGGCAAGCTCTTCGGTGCGGGCGCGGTTCGCATCGATCCAAACCCGCCCTTCAGATCGCAGGGTGGTAGTACGTTTGAAGTCCCACACTGGTTGGAATTGAGCACGGCGGACGCGGCCCCTACGGCGGCCACGGATGCAACGCTCGGAGCCATTTCGGACTTCAAGGACATCGGAGTGATCTGCCAGCGGCAGTTGCCGGTTGGTGTCGAACGCTCCGTTCTGTTGGCCCTCGGAGATCAGCCGATTGGGGATGAGATTTTGTCTCAGGTTCCCGGCTACTGGTCGAAGAGAATGCAGGTCGCGCTCTACTCGGTGCTCAAGGGCGCGTTTGCATCTGCAATGTCGGGCGCGGAGTTCGTGAAAGACCTTGGTGTCCCGATGACTTCGGTTTCGGTTGCGGACATCATCGGTCTTTCCTGCATTGGGGATCAGTGGGAAGAGTTCAAGATCTGGGTGGTTTCACCGACTCAGTTCGGACAACTCACCGATGCGGGTCTCACGACATACGTTAATGCCGGAGCTTTCGGCGAGCGTGCGCTTCAGACGGGCGTTGTGCCGACGTTTCTCGGGAAGCAGATCGTCATGGACGGTCAGATCCAGGAGACGGACGGCTCGACCTACCTGTTGAAGCCGAACGGTTTGTACCTCGGATTCCAGTCCGATCCCGGAGTCGAGTACGAACGCAAGGCCACGCTGGCCGGTGGTACCGATGCGTATATGTTCCAGGCCGCGTTCATGCCGCATCTGTTCGGTCTGAACTATGCCGGAGCTGCGAAGCCGACGAACACGACTCTTGCGACCGGCGCAAGCTGGACCCTGAGTCAGACGACGGACTACCAGCTTCACAAGGCGGTCAAGATCAAATTTGCCAACACGTAACCAGGAGAATACGACCATGAGAAACATTCTGTTCGTTGTACTGGCCGCGCTCCTCTTTGTGGGTGTGGCAAATTCACAGCCGAACCTGGAGAGGGTGCACAAGTATTTCGTGTACGTCTCTGCCAAGAACACGATCGACACGATCCCGGGCCACGAGGTAGGCAACAGTGGCGCAGGGTACGCCGGGTGGCTCTACGTAGGTGGTGATGATGTCATGCTCACCTACTGGGCCAAAGACTCCGTGCAGTCAAACGTGTATGTTGACTATGCGGATTCCGGCGTGACGTCGGGTGCGAACTCAAGCGACATTGACAATATTCCGTTCGGAACCGTTACCGTTGCCGAGAATGACACTCTCGAAACGATGGACGCTACGAGCGACATGGGTATTGTCACGCGGACGTTGAGGAACCAGGCCACCAATTCGATTGGAGGTGCGCGATTCTTGCGCTTCCGCGTTTTCAACGTGGACGCTGACAACTTCGCGGCTGCGGCTACAGACAGGATCATACGCTTGACTGTCTTACGCATCAAGCGGTAATTCATCAATCGGGGCGGGTGTAAGGGCCCGCCCCATTTTGTGAGGCCGGTATGAGCTTAACGTCGCGGTCCATTGTCACGACAGCCGAATGTGATCTGTACCTGAAGAAGACAATCACGGGCTCCGCTCTTGAGTCCACGATTGAGCTTTTCATTGACTTGTGTTCGGGCCAGATCGAAGAAGAGGCCGGGAGGAAGTTCGGGGCGCAGGAAAAGACGTTTTACCTGGACGGCTCCGGGACTTCAACGATCATCCTTCCCTATCCATTGGTTGCGTTGTACGGAGACACGGATGCCGAGAAGCTGGCAAATCTCCAGTACCGGGATGGGGTTGATGAGGACTGGACTGATCTTGTCGATGACATTGATTTGATCCACTTTGACGAAACCGATCCATTGAGGATTGAGCTTCTCGACGACGAGTATTTCCCGGGCGGGCAGCAGAACATCAGAATCAGGATGTACGCGGGTTATGATTCAGTTCCGGCTACGATCAAAAAGACCTGCCTTGAAATGGTAGCTGTCATGTGGCAGGAATCCGGCAACGGACAGGGGCGTATCGGGATGTCGAGTCAAGGCGGAGGCAGCGCGGGTGAGAACTCATCGTTTGACGATCTCTGGCTCACGCGCTGGAGACCCGCAATCAACGGCATTTATCCGCGCAAAGAATCAAACGTATCGGTGATCAACCTATGAAGACGCTACTGGTTTTCCTCGTTCTGTTCGCAGGCGTTGCGAACGCACAGCTCACGAAGCAGGTGTTGTGGAGCTCAACCGATAACGGCTACGTCACAACGGCAAAGACAAAGGTTTACTTCCCATCGGCTTATGACAAGATTGTGATGTTTGACATCGACCACGACACGACGGCCTACGGGAGGACACCGCTCTTGTGCTATGCGTTCGGGAATGATACAGCAAACACGCAGAGGTTCTTCCTGAGGCCGGGCGAGACAATGCGCGTCGAGGGGCTCAACCTTTTGCATATCTACATCTGGGCATCGACCGGAACCGTTCCGGCGCGGGTCGCCATTTACAGGTAGGAGAGAATTCAGATGGCAATGACAACGACAACAAAGACGCTCGTGGACGCTTTGCCGGCTGATCCGGCATCGAGCGAGACCTCGCTTGCCAATCATGCGTCGCACCATAATGCCATACACGACGCATTGCAGGAGATTTACGGGATCAAGAGGTTCGTCGGGAAGTACACACAGTCGGGGAGTTCCGCCCCCGTCCTGGTGGCGAGCCTGGAAAACACGACCGGGGCCACTCTCACGCCCTCCTACGTCTCCTCCGGGAGATATAGGTTCACGTTTGATTCTGCGGTGATGCCCACAGATGGCAAAGCGCGCGTAACAATCTCAAACGCCTATGATGGGGCCGCGAGAATACTCCTGGCGCGCAGGGTAGCGTCCACGTATGTTGACGTTGTGGCAATGGACGTGACTGGGTATACTGCCGACGGCAACGAGTTTTGGCTCGCAATCGAGATTTACCCATGACGACGTATGCCAACGCATATTTCGGCTACTCGTCACGGCGGCTTTCCTACGTCGGGGCGATTCTTTCTTCGAGGCGCGAGCTGGTGAGGGACTGGATCGCTGCGGCTTTCGAGGCGATAGACTCGGACGAAGGATTCAGGACCGACCCGGAAGTCCACAAGCATTTTCTCTATCCGGCTGCGACTTCGGGAGGGACGCACATTTGCATCATCCTTGAGAACGAAACGATGACCGCTCTGGATGACAACGAGACAGAGTTTGACTCGGACATCAAGGTCGTCTGCCTCGGAAGGTTCAACGCAACCGTGACTTTCTCGGGGACTGAACTTGTGTCGGGGTCAGAGACCGACGGGGAGTATTTGCTCGATGACATGAAACGGGTTGTCTACACACTCATGCTCTCGGACGTGAACCTTGCATCGAACCGAAAACTGATCCTCGGGAAGAAAGGTGTCAATATGTTCGGCCCGACGTACTACCCGGGCAATCAGGGTGAATGCAGGCTTGAGTTCTGGGTGAGAATCTACGCGCAGGACGGGGAGTTTTAGATGATCGACGGACACATAGACGGCTCTTTGCCAAGCGGAGAGGTGGACTGGGTGGAGCTTTGCGAACAGGCAGCGACGCTAATGTACGCCTCGGTGATGGAAAACTTCGCCGTAGGTGGTCGGCCTACATGGGTCCCCCGGAAAGACGGAACTCCGGCGACGCTTTTTCAGTCAGGGAGGCTCAAGGGGGCAATCCAAATGGTCTCGGGCAATGATTTCGCCGAGGTGTTTATCAGTAACGGCCAGGTTCCGTATGCGTTTATCCATCAATTCAGTGGCTATGCAGGGAGAAACCACGCGGCGTACATTCCCGCCAGACCTTACATGATGTTTCAGGACGAGGACAAGGAGCGTCTTGTCAAAATGTTCGCAGGTGAGGTCATCAAAATGATGTCAACCCCTAAAAAGCACAGGAGTTCAGAAAATGACGATTGAAGTCGCTGGCAATCAGTACGAAATCAACAAGCCAACGCTCAGAATCGAGCGCAAAGTCCGCCGCGCGTACTCGCAGTTCATCGAACTGGTGGGATCGGAGAAGGACGAGGACTTTGACGCTGCGGTGAAGCTCTGGAGTGAGATCGTGGGGCTTGTTTTCGTCAACCCGGACGGCGTTTTGGGTGCCGACAACCTGACAATCGGGGAAATGGGGGATGTGCTGATAAGTTTTTTCGCCTCTGCCTCGGAGATGAAACAGAAGTCTGGATAAAAGACTTCGCGCAATTCACGCTTGCGGGTCCGGCGAGCCTTTTGCCGGAAAAATATGATATAGACTACCTGATTTTCTCGCTTTCAGACGGTGACATAACGAGGCAGGCGGAAGTTGAGGAATATACGAGAGGTGAAGCCGTGAAGTGGTTGATGCTCAGGAAATACGAGTCCTACATGACAGACCGAGCAACGAAACATGGATGAGAAGCTCAGAATACGCCTTGACGTAGAGGGTAGCCAGGACGTTAAGAAGGCCGAAGCCGAAATTGCGAAGATCGTTCTTGCGGTGAAGGCCCTTGAGCAGGAGTTCAAACGCGGGAAGATTTCCGGGGATCAGTTTGTTGCGTTTGCCAAGTCCGCCGACAAAGCCGTGCAGGATTTCGGCATTACGACCAAGAAGTCGGTCAATGCTCTGAGCACGATTTACCACGCTCAGAACAGGGGAGCGATAGGATTCAAGTCGCTTGCGACCGAGGTTGTCAAAGCAAACCAGCAGCTTGGTGGTGCGGCTACGCAGCTGAAGTCCACCAGCAATGCCGCGTTGAACCTCAACCGCATTCTCCAGGACTCGCCCTTCGGCATCATGGGCATTTCAAACAACATCGACCCGTTTCTTCAGTCTTTGCGGGCGGTCAAAGCCGAAATGGCAGCAACGGGCCGACAGGGGTCCGCGCTTCTAGTAACACTCAAGTCAATGTTCACCGGCAGTGGGTTGGCCATGCTGGCCGGGGGGCTTATCCCGGTCGCTCTAATTATGTTGCCGAAACTGATAGCGATGTTCGGCCAGGCGAAAGATGACGCGCGGGACCTTGACGCGGCTTTGAAGTCAATGGTCGGGATGGACAACCCTAACGACCCGTGGGGAACGCCCCAGGCAAGGCAGGAGCAGCTCGAAGCGTCGAAGGCCAATGTCAAAGCCATGAAGTCCGGTCTTGGCCAGAGGGCGTACCGTTTCGGCGGCCTCGGCACGGTGGCGGCAGGGATGTTTCAGAGGGAGACCGCGAGAGACGAGCAGAGGAAACGGGAACTCGCGGTGGAAGAAGCGATCGTGCGGGTGTTGGAACAACAGGTCAAACTCGACGATGCGCGTCTGGCTATACGGCTGAGGCTTGGTGTGGTTGTTGGTGAAGAGGCGAAGACAGAACTGGCGAAAACAGGCGGGGGCGGACAGTCGGCCCTCGGAGCGATGTTCCCCGGGGCACAGTTCGGTGCAATCAGCAAATGGGGGGCCAGTACAGGCATCACCGCACAGGGGCCGAATATCACTCCCCCGAGAATGGCACAGAATCTCCCCCAAAACTGGAGCCAGGCGAAGGATGTCTCGGTCAAAATGGATCAGTCGATCCTGTCTATGGGGAATACGCTGGCAAATTCTCTCGCCTCGGGATTCCAGCGTGGGTTCCAGGCCGGGGAGAACCTTCTGGATTCATTTACTCGGGCCGTTCTGGCCGCGCTGGCTTCGATTGCGGCACAGCAGGCTGCTGCGGCGGCTGTGGCGGGGGTTCTATCGCTGATCCCTGGAGTGGGGGCGTTCGGGCAGATATTCGGCGCGCTCGGAGGCATCAGCCTCGGAGGCGGAGGTTCCCCGGGGATGACAGAGACAATCGACAGCACCAACTCGGTTCGCATGGGCGGTCTGTCGGGTGAGATTCGTGGACTGAGGGCCGACATGAGGCGGGGAGTCTTCAAGATTCAAGGCGGGGATTTGGCAATGACGGTGAGCCGGGCCGAGCAGGTCAGATCGGGTATGTTGATAGGCGGATAAATGGCACGCACATTTCTGACATTCGATGCAATCACTCTCCCGACGGGCACTCTGACCGTGCGGCTGGACTACGCCGATACGATCACACTCACAAACCCCGGGAGCATAGGGCCGTTTGAGATCGGGGAGTTTGCGGAGAGGGTTGAAATCAAATCGGGCACGATTGAGATGCCGTCGGTACAACTCACGGTCGCTGAAAACTATTCGACACACGCCGAGGGGTTCTGGTTTAAGCTCTTCACCCAGTCAGTTGATCTTGAGCTCCCGACCCTGAGATTTTATCTCAACGAGGGTTCGGGGGATACGTTCCTTTTCTGGGGCGTGGTGGATTTGACAACGGTGCAAACGGATGAAATGTACATCAGCGGGTCAACGTACAAACGCCCGGTCGTCAGGTTCACAATCATTTCAAACCTCAAGCTCCTTGAGGCGATCGATGCGGCGGCATACATCGCCGCTGTTGCGACTCACGCAGTCGATGAAAACCTGCTGGCTCAGGTTTCCGATCTTGGCTACACGGTCACAGGCGGAGCAGCAGGCACGTACGGTTATCGTGTGGCGGTGAGGGATACAAACTATGAGTTTGTGTGGTGTGACGAACTCGTTATCACCGACGGCCCCACAACTCTTGACGCAAGCCACTACATTGATCTGTCATGGACCGGAATTGGAGGCGCGGCGAACTACGCGATCTACAGGACTCAGGGCGGGCCGGATCAGGGGTTTATCACAGCCGGAGCTGGAAACTCGTTCCACGATGACGGGGTTGCAGCCGGTACCGTGGGATCGACTCAGTCTCAAAGATCATGCCGGCAGTTTGTTTCTCTCGCCGATTTTTTCCGTGAGGCGGTTGTTCAAGGATTGGGGTCTACGTACGTAACATCTTTACTCACGCTTGATACTCACGACGTGAGGCCGATGTACGACTCAACGAGTTACGACGTGGAAAGCATATACATACTCATCAAAGACAACTATGGGACAGCTTCCGGGCCTGATTGGGTCTATACGCCATACTGGGACACCGCAGACGGAGAATGTCTGTTGACTCGGTTCGGGAGCATCCTGAGTCTCTTGGGTCACATCTGTAACCACTTTGCCTATTACCCGAGGTACTACTACGACATTGCTACATCGAGGCACAAAATCGAGTTGCTGACAAGAGGCCGTGCGGGGAGTACGATTACACTCGACGGAGGACTGGCCTCATCTCTCCAGAGCGTTGCGGCGTACATGCTCCCCCGCTCGATAGGAATTTCAAGGGCGAGGCAGGACAAAGACATCCCGCAGGAATACGCCTATGAAGGGATCAATGAGGAGTTTGACCTCCAGTTTGCGCTCTCGTTTGTCTGCTATCACGCAGACTCTACAGCTGATGACTACGAGTATCTGTACTATCTCGATGACGCGGCGGGGATCATCACAGGTCTTCCGATGAACGGCGCGTACTTTTACAACTACGCGACTCCCGATTATGAATCCGTAACAACCGGGCACATCCTGCAAAGAGCTTTAGGACTTTACTGGTACAACCTGACTTATCGCAAGAGGAGGATGTACGAGCGGGATTATTTCTCGATCAAGTCATCAGGGTCTCACGCCGGGGTCAAAGTCCTTGCAAGGACACAGATCACGGACGGAGTCGATACGATGACGTTTTACGCCAATGAGGTCCGCAAGGACATCACGACGAACACGCTACACATTCAATGGTTTGAACAATAGGAGAATCAAATGGCAATCACACGCGCGAACATTCTTGGCGGAGGCGTTGAATCCTGGAAAGTGAAGTGGGGAATCGACGAAACTCCCGACGATGCGTACTACTCTCTCGGCACTCTGGCCGATGCGAGCGTCCGCGTCGATGTTATGCAGGGCATGTCCGGGGAGGCGGGTGAAAACCGTCCGACCTGGTGCAAGTTAGAGGCAACAGCAAAAATGCTTTGCACGGACAAAACGACCGTGCTTGAGCTGTTGCACAACCTCGGGAATGCGTACCTGGCACACAAGATCACGGCAAAGAACGGCACGACGTTCAAAGGGGACTTCGGAATGGGCTGGAGGTTCGACTCCTCTTCGGATTTCGGAGGCGATCGGTTTATCGAAGTCCGGGCGGTGCACAACTTCCTTCTTGCTCACGCCTCGCTCGAAGACCTGGCCGACGTGCTCGATACTCCTGCAGCAGACGGGACTCCCGATGCGGGGGATGTGCTCTATACATGGAGCGCGGCGACGAGACACCCCGCAGGGGTGACGACGATCACCGTTGACCCTACGGGGTCTCCGGCGCATCCGGGGGTGTACAACAATGCGCGGTTCATCGCAGAGTGCAACATGACCTCGGATGGACTGGGGAGAAACATCGGAAACAACACGATCCGTCTGACCTCGGAGTTTGACTGTCTCCAGACTCTCACGGAGCTGGCCCTGATGGGGTCGCTGATTGTCGCTACCGATGACAACGTGATGACGCTCGCCGATGGAACGGTTATCACCATGACCGGACTCATGTATCCGCTCAACGTCTACACTCTCCCAAGCGGGATGGAGAATGAGGCAACGATGCGTTACTCGATGACGAAGGTCATCAAATCGAGTGAGTGGGCGGGGATCGTGTCGTGAGCATCTGGCTAGGGCATACATCTCTCACGGTTGAGAATTGCGAGGACGCATGGAACGAGTCCTCGCATGCGGACATAACGTCTACGCTCAATTCGTCGGACTACATGGTCGGATCGGGGTCCGCGTCTTTGGTTGCAGGCGCGAACATCGCAACGGGGAATCTGCTCGCTACCGAGGTTGTAGCTCTTGACCTATCAAGCTATACGCATCTCTGCCTCTGGGTCAAGTCCTCGGCTACACAAGTGGCGGGGGCTCTCAAATTCGTCATGGACGAAGACGCTTCTTGCGCTTCTCCGTCTGAGACGCTTGACCTTCCGGCACTCGTTGCTAACCAATGGACGGCGTGTGTCCTGACATTTGCCGCTGCGACTTCGACGCGGAACGCCATCATATCGGTAGGGTTGAAATCCGGCGCAACGATCGTAAGCGGCACGGCGATTCTCCTCGACGATCTTCGGGCGTTGACTGCAAGGCAGTTTAGTCCGATCATCATTCACGGACTGAACCGGCCTGATGCCGTACAGCATTCACGCGCGATGGTCCAGGAACAGCTCGATGGGAACATGTACGAGTTGACCCCGCAGAAACGGCGAAGAATCAT